CTTGTCGAGCACATAGAATAAAGAATTTGTTCTTAAACCTTGAAACATAATGTAATCTCCTATTATCTATTCTTGTTAAACAATACCCGACATCATCTGTAGGGTGTTAGTATCTCTCTCAAACCAAAACTGATAAACACCAGTTCCCTGCACGTCTGCAACCGTCAATGGTGCGCCATTATACTTGGTCACAGCCTGAGTACTTCCGTTGGTCTCGAAAAGGATAGGCAGCGTACCAGTCGTTCCAGTCGGAATAGCCTGCATCAGGTTCACGAAAATCGTTCCTCTGTAGCTGGCATTCAGGAAGGCGTGGTTTTTGAACGAGAAAACAACATTGTTGGTGTTCACCACCACGCCCGTAGAAGCGATAGCTGCCGAACCATTACGATTCACCCATGTAAATGGTCTTAACCAAAACATAGCAGCCTCCTTTCCTTATTAACCCCAGAATCCTGCATTGTTAGCAGCGTTCAAACCATACAGACCTGCCTGATAAGCCACGCAGTTAGGAACCGCAGTAAATGGGCTGTAAGGAGTTGTCACGGTCTCAGGCAACTTACACTTGATACCAGCCACCTCGTTCTGCAAGCCAGCCAATACCGCATTGATAGGAGCCACCGCCTGACCCACAATCTGAGAGGTCATAGCAGAAGACTTGAAGGTGCTGTTCTCCTCACGGAGAGCATCAATCTTGTTCTGCATTTCCCTGAACTCAGCTTGCTTTTGTCCGTCAACGATGGTCTGAGTGCTTTCCTTGATGGCATTTTTTAACTCACAAGACTGGTCTTTGGTAGCATAGGCAAGGGAAGAAGCCGCACGCTCCTGACCTACTGCTACGTTATTAATTGCATTCTGCAAGGTTCCAGTCTGCTGGCAGATAGCCAAGCGGTTCTCGCAGCAGCAGTTTGCAATCTGCTGAGCAATCTGCATATTACCCTGCTGCAAGGCATTGATAGTCTGCATACCGCTCATACCAACCTGATTACCTACACTCTGAACCTGAGAGGTCAAGGCAGAAATGGCACTCTGAATCTGACCTTCGGTGCAGTTCAACTGAGTAGCCAAATTGCTGAGTGCATTGCGGTTGCCACCGATGGCATCCATCAGGAGACCACGACCATAGTCATTGTTAATCTCGTTTGCGAGACCACCACGACCATTATTGCCGAAACCTCCCCAGCCGTTACCTCCCCAACCCATGAGGAAGAAAAGGAAGATTACCCACATGAACCATCCACCTTCGCCACCGAAACCATTATTACCTTTCATGGCAAGAAGGACATTTGGGTCAACACCCTGCTTCTGGAGCAGAGGCGCAAGAAGACCGAGCATCCCATTGTTAGATGTTGAGCCTTCGTTTCCGAATACATACGTTTTACTTTCCATATTATCCTGAAATCTTTTTTTGTTAAACACTAAATTATGATTCTCACTTTGTAACGTTACGAGCACAAAGTTACGAATAATATGGATAGATATAGATAAACTCGTAAAAGATTGTATAAGTGTGTGATTAGCAAAGATTTATGGTTACGGAAAAGGTCGTAAATATACAGGAGGGGCGATTGGGTCTCTCCTATATATAATAAGGTGTTGCTGTTGCTAGAGGTTTATGCCATACTTTCGTGATAGCTTGCGGAAAAATGCCTTCTTGTTGGCAAAGTATCGGATAAGCGACTTATTCCACTTCTTCTCATGCCCGAACTGGTCATGGATGCCTTCGGGTATCTTTCCGTCATGTACATACTTCTCAAAGGATGAGATAGACTTGCCCATTTCGTGAGCACACCAGCCCTTGTTGGCTTGCGTATCATTCATCATGGCAGTAAGAAGTGCCACAAGTTCCATATCTCCTTCCGACAGACCGCAAGGGATAGGCTTGCCCTCTGCTTGGGCAACTGCTGATTCATGTGCCTTATCTGCGAGAGCACGAAGTCCAGCTTCGATGATGCTGTAATTTACTAATTGCGACATAAGCATATATAATTAAAATGAGCGTAATCAGGAACATATCACAATAGTACATCTGATTCGTGATAACGATGGAATCATACATGACGTGAATCACATTGACTCCTGCAATATAGAGAATCGGAATGCGCCACTCTACACACAATCGGTGCAACACCTGACCCTTCCAAAGAGAAATCGGGTAAAGAATGTAAGTGATGAAGTAGAAGAACCAGATAGGTTCCTCATTCTCTTCGTACCATAGTGTTATCTCCATTTTGTTGTCATAGAACTGAATTGTTCCATCGTTGTATTCTGTGAAGCCGG